TGCTGTGGGTTTTGATCACCAAGACGGATGTTAGGTGATAAGCCGGGTGTCAACGCCATTGGTTAATCCTCGTAAATGATGGCACACTATAACCTATTTTAGAATTTAGGCAAAGTTCCGCTTTCCGCTTCTCCCCCCGTATCAACACGGAGACTGTTGAGTTGGGCTGCGGACCAAGGAGGGTATCTCGAAACGCCGTTTACCCATCAATGCCTTGTTGGTTCTCCCAACTATCGCATGGCCAGTACGCCCCCCAGACTATACGCCTGTCCAACGGGGTGAATATGTTGATGGCTATCCCCTCGCCCTACCGGCTAAGGGCCGTCGGAAAGCCCTTTCGGGTAAAGTTCCGGCAGCGTTGTCTCTAGCGTTTATGACCGCCAGCAAGTCCCATCTGTTTACAGCACAGACCGTCAAAAAGCCGTCTGAACCATCGCATTTATCACTCAATCAGCAAATGCTGGGTGACATCATGCGAATTTAAACGAACTCAAAGACGGGAGATAGACAGGCTAGAGATGTTACATTATAACATGACTTGTCTGGACCGTTTCCCCGCCAAGAGAAACTCCGGTTCAGATAGCCCCGGTTTGAGCAAGTCTCGCCGGGGCATCTTTTTTTATAATACAGTGTTCACGTTTTGTGTCAATTCTGACAGTCGCATGTCCACATTAAGACGGAGTGAACACCTAGCCATTGGACAATCATCCAACCTTTAAGGTGGTACTCGTCGATCTTTTCCCACGGAACGTAACGGAAATTGCCAGTGCGAATCACTTAACCCCCTACAGATTAACCACTTTAGCTATCACTATTGGACTATATTCACAGAAAGATATAAAAGCGACACATAGCAAACGTAGTTTGCGAAGAATGAAACCGGAGAACACATAATGCCTACTCCTCCAATCAGCTTTGAACTCCTGCTTGAAACACTGCGAGTTTTTGAAAGCAACAACAATAATATATCCGCCGCTGCTCGTTCTTTAAATATCCCACGCCAAACATTTGAACACAGATTAAACCGTGCAAAAGAACAATTTCCCGGTGGATCACCTGAGCAAAACATCAATGGTCGTTGGACATATCCCCGCATTATTATGAAAGATGTTCCCAATACGCGGTGGGTTATCGGTTCTGATCTTCACATTTGGGATGGTGATCCGCCCCTGATTTACAAAGCCTTCGTAAAAGTATGCAAGTCTCTCAAGCCAGATGGTATCATTCTGAATGGAGACGTTATCGATGGCGCTAGGATTTCACGCCACCCGTCAATACGCGGCAGCAAAGCGCCAAAAATTGAAAAAGAAATCGAGACTGCCAAGAAATGGCTTAAAATGTTGCCCAAGACCAAACACCGTCTCTGGACAATGGGAAACCACGACGTCCGAATCGATAACTACGTTGCCTCCAACGCCAACGAACTCGACGGATATATCCTGTCCCTCCAAGAGCATTTCACCGATTGGGAAATTGCGTGGGCATTCGAACTCAACAACACCGTCGAGATCAGACACCGGTTCCGTGGCGGTATCCATGCGGGGTGGAACAACGCTCTCCACGGAGGGATTAGCATGGTTACAGGACATACGCACCAGCTCCAGATGACGGCTATGCGTGACAGAAACGGCTCGCGGTGGGGAATTGAGACTGGCACGCTGGCCGATCCCTTTGGTCCACAATTCCAGTACGCTGAAGGCTCGCCTAGCCGCTCTCAGATGGGCTTTGTTGTCATTAGCTTTGATGAGGATGGGAACTTGATGCCGCCAGAACTATGCGAGATGATTCGCGGTCGTCCGGTGTTTCGTGGGCAGTACATTATGTAAAAGGGGTACGGGCTATGGTTAGCACACACTCATGCACATCCATTGTCTTAAGCCATGCCCCCGTACAACATAGCAGCATTGTATTTACAGCAAACGGACAATCAGCCGCACAACCAAGCCAGAACACAAACCAGACAAGGCCAACCTATGGTGAAGAGGGTTGGATTCGAACCAACTCCGTTTCTATGTGCCGGATTTACAGTCCGGTGCCCATCCGCCGTCTGAGCAGCCTCTTCGAATAGATGGTCAAAGTGGTAGGATTTGAACCTACTGCCCTCTGGTCCCAAACCAGATGCGCTACCAAGCTGCGCTACACTTTGATTGTCTCCCCAGACGAACTAGTTCCCCTTTGGCCTAAACCAAAGGTGCGCTTACGGATGTACCGCAAGTAGAATGTGGTCCCCCAGCAGTGTGCAATGCAGGAACATACTGGGGTTTGCCTCTATTATTCGTCGTTATCAACGATGTCAACGTCTTCGTCAGTGTCTTCAACCCACTCGACAAGGGTCTCATCGTGAGTGTCTTCGTCAATCACAGACATAAGGCAAGGCAAATCAAATGCCGCCTGAAACAAAGCTAACTCAGCCTGAAGCTCTTCATACGAATCAGCATTAGGAACGGCAGCCTCGCCACTCCAGAACGCAATCTCGCCATCATCATTATAAAAAACTTCACGGATAGCATATTCACCAATGTCATCTAATACAGATACGATTGGGTCGTAAACAACGCGGTAATTCCAAGACATTTCTTTATCTCCTGTATCAATTGTGTAGGTCGTGAACGAAACGGATGGGAACATCCCATACAAAAACTCAACTGAAAGGGTGTCGGCAGTAAACGGCATTTTACACTCCAAAGATAATCAGTTTGCGTATGGTATTTAGAACTTTGTTCAGTTTGATGACAAGAGAATTGTTAACCATGTAGGAATGGTCCATTGCCATCCTTCGGTTTAAGTGCTTCCAGTGCCACCTTTGCCATCATGGTTAAGCATTCAAGATATTGCTTGTTCTCTTCCCGCAGCCGTTCAATCTCATCGGCGGCTTCATAAGAAAGTTTGTAATCATATTCTGGTTCGTCTTCTGTGATGTGAAGAAAAGCGTTTATGCGCCGTAACCGTTCAACAATATCCATCACTTATCCCCCCTTAATGCGGTGAGGCATACCGTTTGTAAGTACCTTTCCGTTGGCGATGAATGTTCTGCACCATTGCGATTAACATGATAGTTAATGTGCCCAATCCAATCCCGGAGCCGTTCAATCTCTTTGTCCTTAATGTCCTTCAAGTGATTGATACGATCCCGCAAGGCCCCGGCGCTATGGCCGCTAATTTCAAAATATAAATCTTGCTTGGCGTGATCATCTAGCTCACTCAACCATTTATCCAATGTCCAGTTTTCCATCATTTATCCTCCGATAAAACAAGGTTAGCCATAGCTGCCCATGCAGCATCCGGTGCTATGCAGGCCAGCCCAAGCGCGTTATCTGCCACCATCCTGTTCGCCGCCCTGCCTGCCTCTAGCATAGCCGGTGTTGGCTTCTCAAGGCGACTGCGCAGCCGTTCAATTTCTTTGACGGCATCGGTAATTGTTTTTGGCATGAGCCGTAACGCTTCCCGCAACCGTTCAATCTCATTGGCGGCTTTACCTTGCAGGGGATAATATGGGGCCATAATCTTGAGTTCTTCAACAATATCCATCACTTACCCTCCTTCATTGATTCTTGTGCAATCCTTACCGTTTCCATAAAAAGTGACAACAAGTAACCTTCGGCGGCGGTCAAGGGTTGAGGTATTCCTTCTGATCCCGCATACACTTCATAAATTTCCCGCAGTGCTCCCCGCAACCGTTCAATCTCATCGGCATATGGCTTGACAGCCTTAATCCACGCATCACGGTGGAATTTGCTATACCATTTTCCATCTTTCCATTCTCCGCCATCCATAGCCAATGCAATATCAGCAGCCATTTTTTCAGCAATATCCATCACTCACCCTTTTTTAATGCTTTTTCAGCAAGACCAATCGCCATTGCCAAAACGGTCCATGTTACGCCTTCATTAGATGTTTGGGGCGTGGGTATGTCTTCATGCTCAATGTCTGCGATCTGCTGCAATACTCCGCGTAACCGTTCAATCGTATTGGCGGCTTCACTGATTGTTTGCCAAGTATAAGATTCTCCGCCTTTGTTGTTTCGTAACCGTTCAACAATATCCATCACTCACTCCCTTTCGCTCTTTTCCATTTAGGAAGCCCAATTTCTTCTGGCGATAACCCATAAATGTAACCTATGACATACCACTGCTTTCCGCCATCCAATTCGGCCATTAATATTACAAAATCATCGTAACCATGTTCCGCATAGCAAGGATCATAACTGGTGCTGAAACGATGAAATGCGTTTCCCCAGCGTTTGTCAGTCCATTGTTTAATGAACCCCACATTCATTAGGTCTTCGAGCGTTTCAAACTCCGCTTCTTTGGGGTCAATAGAGACGTAATTCGGAAGATGTTGTTTAATGATAGCCATCACTCACCTTCCTTCAGTGCGGCGTCATAATCGGCACGGGATAAAAAGTAATCCATGTGTATTCCTTCGCTATCAAGTTTTCTTCTTGCCGCCATGTAAGCCCGTTCAAAATACGTTTCCCTGTACTTTAAATTCGCCATTTCTTCCCGCAGCCGTTCAATCTCGTTAGCGGCTTCTGGCCCATCTGGATTTACAGGAACCTGAAGATAAACCCCCATGCAGTTGGACCTTTTTTCTTTCCTTGATGAACTATGGAACCAAATGGTGGATTAACGTAATTTGATTTCCCCCATTCGCCCTCCCAATCAGCAGGACACATGGGCAACATCATCCAATGCGTAGGACGGCAAGATAAATAAACGCCGTCAGCATCTTTGGCATACCGCCATTGGTCATCGTAAATCCATTTGGCAACCATAAGATGCCATCCGGGTTCACAAACTAATACCCATTCATCTTTTGGGCAGGTTTCTATGGGTTGCCATTCAGTCATTTTGGTTCCTCCGGCAACTCCATCCAATGCGATGGGCAGATACAACGATCCGGCCCATCCCCTTTAACACGGTGAGGCGCGTAAACAAACATTGGCCTATCGCCGTATGTATAATGCATTTCACTGTGATACACCGCCACAGCAATACGTTGACTAAACTCCGCCTGATCGCCTTTTTCCTTATTGCCGTACACTAAAATTGGACGGTCTTTCGGCGCTGTTTCTATTGGTTGCCATTCAGTCATGTTCGCACCATCCCGCAAAAGCCGTGGGTTCTTTGAGCGGGCTTCCAATGGCCTTTACCAGCGCCAGTGTTAATCCATTCTTTTTCTTCGTTTTCCCACCGCCAAGCCATGCACGTTTTGCCAATGCAAGCGGCGGCAAATTCTGGCCTATTCATACTCATACAGCATCCCATCTTTTCAGCCTCTTCAGGCGTCATATAGTGTGGGTTGTCAGTCATAGCCCTTCCCCTTCTTCGCAGTCTATTTCAACCTTCACGCAAGCAATACGGTTAGGCGCTTGCAACCTATCGGCATGTTCTTTCGATAAACATCCAATGGTTGCTCCTTGCGTCTCAGAAACAATATTAAACCAAAACGTCCGCTTGATGCGTGGCTTGACTTCAACAAGGTTATCTCCATCATGGCTGCCATAGATATCAACGCCGTATTTGTTCCAACGAAAAAACCCCCATTCGCCATTCTTTAAAATAGCCCCGTGAACTGAATACGTGCCGCCACCATCGGTTGCATAAATCCTAACTGCAAAGCCAGTTTTGGTGCGGTATTGTTTGTCTTTATCCACCATCATTTCGTTATCTCCATTACATTAACTAAAACCATTATCCTCGCGTTCGTCATCATTGTCAATCGAAATAGCAATGCCAGTCATCTTTCTATACGCTTCAATGATCTTAGCATTTTGAGCATCAATCTCTTCATATTGTTCCAATTTTTTTGAAAGGGTTTCTATATGATTTTTCAAAACAGAAATGTATTCTGCAACAGGCTTGCCTTCTTTGGCAGCCTCTACCGTCGTATGGATCATATTCTTTACATCTTTTGCCAATCTATCCCATGCGAGCTTTTCGTCATCAGGCAAGTCATCCCAAAAAACAAAAATATTCTTTGGATTAAACGTAGAACCCCAAACGCTATGAAGGTGCTTGGATAAGTCTGTATTGCTTGTCATTGTAGGATACTCTTTTCATCAGTTGGATTGCTCATAATCATGGATGAGAACACCATTGCAGCCTTCGTGCGGTCAGGCTCTTCCATGTTAGCCAGAACAGACGCGGTGAACGACGCCATAATGTGCAGCACCGTTCCAATCGTCATGCCATCAACCGCCCTACCAATAGCATCATACGCCTTGACGTGCTTGGCTTGGGTCTTCTTCTTCATGTGTTCTTTAAGGTCAATGGTCACGTTTAATCTCTTTCAATAGGTCAATTTGACGGGTTAAGAAGTCGATCTCCTTGGTATATTTACCAATCTGATCAATCGCCCAGTTAGCACGCATGTTGGCAGCCAGAAGATCGTCGTGGAGCCGACTAATCACAGACTGGTACTGAACCTCAACATCGGGGTCTATGATAATCCTCTGGCCATCCATCACTTAGCGTCCTCAATCACGGTGAACACATCACCTTCATCAACAACCGCAATGGAGAAGATACGTTCAGCAGGAATAAAGCCCACAACGTAATCATCCCACGACGACTTCTCGCCATCTGACAACTTCTCATTGCGGTAGAAAGTTGCGCCTTCCCAATCAATGTTCAAACGATCAGCAATCACCTGAAGGCAGCCACCATTGTTTAACCAGATATTCCAAATATGCTTACCCATTACACCCTCACTTGGTACGGAAAACACGAAAACCAACATCATTGTTGGTATCATCAAACACAACACGAAACGCTTTAGGCGCACGCTTCCTATTAGAAGCATACACTGTCTGGCGAATGCTACTAAACGATGACACGTCATCATAGGGGATAAAGAAACTATCGCCAACATCCATAGCATCCCAAGGAAAGGATGACGACAGACGAGATGGACGAGGCATCTTTACATTTTTACTAATCTTATATTCGCTCACTGTATTACTCCTACTAACAGAGCCATCACAATAACGAATGATTACGACGGATACAATGGGGTATTCCCAGTATTCCCAGCAAAGCGTTGGCTCTCACTAAGCTCAAACGTACGCTCTGCACCGCGTTGGATCATGCCAGACCGACGCATAAAGTTAATCGCTTGGCTAACCGTATCAACCAAGTCGTCATGTATGCCTTTGGGAAACGATTCGACTTCAGTGACAACCATGTCAGCCCATACACGGAATGTATCTGGGTCACCAATCTTAGTGGGCGCATATACTAACCCCTCAGCGAATAAGTGCTGTACGGCATATAGCCGTGCAACCTTGTCTAGATCATTCGGGCTGATTTCACGGACGGAGAACTCTTCGATGCCAACGAGACGTCTAATCTCCTGAGCCACACTAATGCCCGGCCCCTTAGCTTCAACCAGCAGGATGTCCAGCTTCGATTCCCGTGCAGTTTCAACTACCTTGGCGACCAAATCATGGAACTCAAGGCGTTCTTTCCATGCATTGGTCAACATGATCTTGGGAACATCACCGCCCTGATCAGAGCTTTGGATACGGCTGGATACTGAGCCTTGGAAGTTCTTATTCGACACAGCGGTGTAGTTACCCGAATCACGCCACACGCCCCAGCAAGTCATGGCGGAGAAGTCGTTCTCTTTCTTCGTGGTATACGCCAGATCGAGCGATCCAATCGTAATCTCCATGTCAGGGAAGTCATTGCCCTCATATGGTTCCCACCAAGTACGCTTGATAATACCGCCACCCGCTGGCTGAGGACGCATCTGTAGCTGACCAGCCGTTCCATACGGGCCAAGTGTTCGCTTTAGGTTATCAACTTCCTCAGGACCAAACCGCTCAGGCCAGAGAAGTTCACCTTCCTCTTGGCGTGGGTCAGTCCATACAATGTCACCCTCACCGTCATTGGCCGAATCAGGCACCAGCACCGTGTAAATGCGGCGACTAGGCTCAAACTCCATTGGCAACATCAGATGTGTCCAGTTACCAATGTCCTGCGATAGAATATGGCCGGTGATGTCACGCTCGTTAAGTCTCTGCTGTACCACAATACGACAGCCAGTCTTCGGATCGTTCAGACGTGTGGACCAAGCCATATCCCACCACTCAATGGTAGACATGATCACGGCCTCAGAGTTGCTCTCACGCGCATTGTTTGGATCGTCGCAGATCAAATACTGCCCGCCCAGACCAGTTGTAGAGCCGCCAACCGACGTGGTCATACGGCGACCACCTGATTCGAGATCGAACTGGCTCTTGGTGTTCTGGTCGCTCGATACCTGAACACGATCACCCCAGCGCGACAGATACCAGTCGCTCTCAAGCAAGCGGCGGCACTTCAAGCTGTCCTGTAATGCCAATGTTTGACTGTACGATGCATGTAGGAACTGAACACCATTGCCTGACACTGGCGTATTCTCAGGCTGGGCGAATACCCACGCTGGGAACAACACACCACACAGCGTAGACTTACTGAAGCGTGGCGGAATGTTAATGATCAAGTTTCGGATGTTGCCGTCCGCACAAGCCTGAAGGTGATCACATACCGCTTGCATAGAGAAGCCACCACCAACGAACGGGGCTGGATCAATTACGTGCCACGCTTCCTTGGTGAAGTCATACAGACTGCGCTCCATGCGACGCTTAGACAATGTAAACCGAAGCGCCTCAGCCTCGTCACGAGACATTTTAGTTATATCAAGCATCGTCTTCGTCATCCAGATCGATAACAATCTCATCTGGTGCGGGTAATGCCAGAATAGCGTTCAGCATTGATTCGAGTTGTTCCTGCTCCTCAATGTCGAGCACGTCCACGTCAATCTTCTGCGTCAATACTGGGCCACCACCAGCGCCAGTGACTTCCATCTGCTTGACTTCAGCCCAACGACCCTTGCCGCGCTTGCTGAGGAAAAACTTAGCCGCATCAACAGCCTTGTCAGTCTTAGCCGTCATCTCATCTAACAATACGCCAGTTGCCAGCGTCATTGTATCAGCCCAGCCAGTCCGCAGTTCTAGATCGTAATGCTTTACCAGCGTCTTTTCATTAACGCCCATAGCCTCAGCGATCTCATATTGCCATAAACCAGCCGCAGCCATTAGTTTAACTGTACGCCTTGATGCATCAGTCACGCTATGTGATGGACGGCCCATCTGTTTTGGCTTCTTTGGTCTGGCCATAGTAATTCCAATAAGTTTGATTTTTCTGTTGTATCACAACACTTTACAAACACACGAATCTTGTTTGTCTTTCCCCCCATCTATTTTTACGGTTTTTTGCGGTACTCTGATACCTCATTAATGAACTGAAATCTGGTTCATCTAGCAAACCAATTCAGTGCATCTTCAGCTATTTTCTGACACTCTGTGGAAGTATGATACTTCATTGTTCGTGCATCCATCGTTCCATCTTCTTTAACTTCATACGACTTCGGCATCACGATTGATCTTAATACCTTATGCAGCCTCTCAATCTCATTAGCGGCTATTTTGCGCTGAGAACAACAATCTAACGCCTGTCCATCCCTTAGCCTATCAACGATATCTTCCATGATTGCTCCTTAACTTTTAAACGGCTTTTCTTCACAGAACAGTCCACACTCAATGTCCATGTTCTTCATTGAATTTCCTTTTGCACCTTCTGGCAGTTCATCAAGAAACATTCTTTTGCCCTTATACCGAACTAGCCTTGCACCGATACGCCGGGACTGTTCTGCTCTTTCCTCGAATATCTTTGGATGCACTGATTTGACGTGTGACCAATAGGTTGGTGATGTTGCCTTCACACATCCAATGCAATTCGCATTTGGGTATCCCATTGAATAAATACGGGGAAGTTTAATTCCTGCTCGTTCCAAAATTTGATAGCAATCTGCCTTTGTGATCCCCTCGTCAATCAGCACTGGAAGCACATTTGATCGCTCAGTTAAAACAAACCTATCATGCCGCTTTCTCTCATCAGCCGTAAATCCTAAGACGTGCCAATCTGTATGGTTTTCCTTTTCCCATTCTTGGCGAGCATACTTCTTGAGTTCTAATGTACATGGCGCGCCCATAGGGCCACTCATAAATTTACGCTTTTCCCATACTTCAACAGCCGAACCAGACGGATATTTTTTAGACCTAATAATTTCAACTGGAATACCAATCCATGCTTGCACATCACGCAAAAACCGCCTGTTGTCTTCGTCCTCCTCCATTATAGGATTATTGAGAACTCTTATGAATTTTGTATCCCCGTATTTCTCAATTGTCTTTTTTGCTGCAACAGCACTAGCCGCTCCACAAGAGAACCACACAGCAATGGTTTCAATCGTTTCCATTTTGTTATCTTTCACTTGTCATAAACAATGTTTGGAACTTGTCCCCATTGCCAATCCCATAGATACCATGCGTATGAATGCCGGGGCGACCCCTTACTACCCTCAATCCACTTGGGGCGACGTGTTAATACGATCTTACAGGCGAATGGTGATGTATTACCAAATATGCCCTTTCGGCTACTGGCGCAGTCAAACTCATTCCTGAGTAACATGGCTACTTTGCCACCGAAGTTCTTTGTTAGCAGTAATCCGTGGTTGATGAACTGATCAGCTAAGTCCTCAGCGAATGGTGGGTTAGTTATGATATCCCTTCCCTTATTATCCCATGTGAGTAGGAAGTCTTTTACATCATAGCCAAAGCCATAGTCATGTATGTCTGAGCAATAGACATCAATGCCTGTGTTAGCCAAGGTGTTTGCGATGGCCCCCTTGCCAGCGGCTGGCTCCCACACACGCGTGAAATCCTCATGCCTCAGCAGAACTTCCGTACACCACGTTGGCGTCTCATAGTGATCCCATTCCCTACGTTTATAATGCGTTGCATTCATTATAGGGTCTGACATTTCAGCGCGCCTCTTTGATTTTTTTTAGAATTTGATCATGATTATCGATTGCCTCCCGCATGACAACCTTATCCAAATCACTCTTAATTTCCCCATCCTCTATTAAATCAAGCAAGTTCTTGGCATATTCCGATGGCGAAATACCAAAAATTTCACACAGCTCTACTTGCTCTTTTGTCAATGGAACCTTTACAGGAATAGAAACTTTATAGGATGGAACACTGATATAATCCTCTGGCGATAAAGCCGGGACAGGAGGAGTATCGACTGTTTTTGCTTTAACTACAGCCGCGACTGGCGCAAAACCCAGCATGGCCAAAAATGAGCGACGTAACATATTGTTAATCCCTGATCGATCTAATGATTGATAATACTGTTCTGATCACCATTCCCCACAATATAGATGCCGCTGGGAACTCAATCATCCAATAGTCAAAACTAACTAGCGTAGGTATTTCCATTTCAATCCTCCTCTGATGCTTCTAATAGTTCTTCGAGCATATCCAACTTAAACAAAAGTTCTAGAAACTCAACATAGTCGCCTAATTGAACGATTGTCTCCAATGAGGTGAAGATTGGCAGCATCTTCTTATCTGAGTAGTGATTGATAATGTGAGACGCCAAACCAACTGACTTTAAACCAATTGACGGCTGTTTAACCCAATCCCACGGTCCAGCACTAAACATTCCACCCATTGATTCATAATGATCTAGCAAGCGCATGAACTTGGTAAACGAGTTTGGCTTGAACATCTGTGTAATCCAGATTGGCAAGTCGTTCGTGTCGAATGTTTCTGTTGTGATTAAGTGCCAGTTTTTCATTTGTCATTGTCCCATGAGAATTTTGGTAATGTCACCTTTGGCTTTTCGCCCGACATTGTTGCACTGATGTCTGCGTTCTTCTTTACTCGCTTTGCTACTGCGGCCTTTGTCTTCCCTTTCTGTTCAATCTTTGGTGCTTTTGTTGGTTTATCGTCTGCATTAGTGAATTTAATTGCCATTGCTGTCAGCCTTCCTCATCAAATTGCAACTTATCGGTAATTGATTCGATGATCTGCTGAGTGGCTGGCGACCAATCCATAGCCCTAGCTTTGCTCAAAAGACTATACAGAAATGCCCTGTAATCATCCACGATCTCTTCGTACAGATCAATTTCCTTGCGATACTCAACGCATACATCACCCAGTCTACGGGTTTCGCGGTTCAAGAACACCAATTCATCAACGGCGTCCATTCCTTTAGCTCCATCAAGCAATTCTGGTTTATCCCCATCCCACAACTTATTCGTTACCATCTGCTTCTTTTCTTTAGATGTTACATTTGGCCGCACACACATCATTTTTCTCCTTCAACGTGCTTTAGAATACGCTTTAGCATCTCATGATCTTGTTTAGAGCGGCGGTCATTGTCCCGTCCTTCGAGCTTTTGACCAACCATAATCAATGGCAATGCGACCAACTGGATAACACCACCGGATACGTAGAAAACTAACTGCTCCCACTTTGCGTCTAATGATGGTAGTAGTGACCATATCATAAAAGCGTAAACGCAAAACATTGATGACATAGCTGCGACTGTATGTCTAGCCAGCCAATCATTAAATTTATGGAAGTGATCAAACATTTTATAAATCCTACGCTATTAAGATGGCTGCAAACAGGAACCAACCCCATCCCGACACATCATGTACACCGCCCACAATAGCACAAATTAGGGCAATGCTGGCAACAATATGATTTCCCCGCATCACCAATCCTCCGTTAAAATAAAGTTAGCCATAGCTGACCATGCAGAATCAGGTGCTATACAAGCCAAACCAAGAGAATTACCCGCCACCAGCCTATTTGCTGCTCGACCAGCCTTCAGCATTTCTTCTGTTGGATTTTCAAGGCGGCTCCGCAGCCGTTTAACCTCCTCCTCCAATTCAGCTGCGCGATGCGCCATTGTGACGTATTCGCACTCCGTCCCATAAAGTGGGCAGCGATCAAATTTAACTTTCATCACTCCCCTCCTTCAGTATTTTCGGTTTCTACGCAGTATGCGGCGTGTCCAATTGCCAATCCTATTTTTTATCCGCCACATTACAGGGTCTCGTATGGTGGCTGTTCCCTTAAATTGAAAACACATCACTCACCCTCCTTCAGTGCGGCACGGGCTTTGTCGCCACGATCTTTTTCAATGATCGCGTCTACTGCTGGAGCATCAATTCCCCACTCTGCGTAAAACCGCAACGCTTCCCGCAGCCGTTCAATCTCGTCGGCGGCTTTTTGAAAAGCATCCCAATAAAGTCGCGATTCTTTCAGCCGCCGTTCAATCTCGTATTTAGCTTCCAGAGCAATGGCCTCTGCTTTCATATCGTTTTCTGCCCATTGTGCTAACCGTTCAACAATATCCATCACTCACCCTCACCAATCACGCCCATAATATCTTTTGCCATATCCAACCGCCCTGCTTGTCGCCCAACAAAATACGCTTCGTTAATCGCGTCTGCTGAAATGCCGTGTTGGTCAATAAA